TCCAGTCCTTGCTTAACTCTCGCTCCAACATGCGTAGTGTTCCTGTTAGTGGTACGAACACAATTACCTTACCGCCTACTTCATTTATTACCTCCTTCACAATGTTAACTCTTGGGGAACAATCCAATTCTATGTTGCGACCATCATCCCCATAGGCCACACCACATGCTATCTGAACAAGTTTCTGTAACTTGACCGCTTCATTCACAGCGGTGATAGTTCCTTCCTCCGCCATCTCTGTAACGAAATGACGTAGCATCTTCTGATAGTGTTGCTTCTGCTCTTTGGTCATCTCGACCTTGCGCGTCTGAAACACTGTATCTGGTAGGTCAAAGCACTCATCTCTGGTGTACCTAACAGCAGGTTGTAGAATATGTTTGACAGTATCCACTGACTCTGGTCTTGGTATCCATTTCCACTGACCAATTTTCATCATCACTTGCTCTCTAAAAGCAGTGAATGTCTTGGTGCAATGTGGACTGTCAACCAACTTAGCTAACGCCCAAGCATCTGTCGGGTCATTCGGCGTAGGTGTACCTGTCATCATCCACAAACGTGTTGCTGTGTTCTTCGCCATCCACTTACGCAGTATCTTAAATCTGTTTGTCGATGGGTTACGATACACAGCGGCTTCATCAACTATAACCAAGTCGAACATATCAATAGCTTGCTCGGCTATGATGGGGAAGCCATCGTGGTTTATAATAAAGAAGTCTGCATCTACACCCATTAGCTTCTTCCGCTTAGCCGCAGTACCATGCAGAGTTATATGCTTGCGGTTAGGGAAGCCCATGAATATGCCATCGCCCCATACACGTTCAAGCGTAGACAACGGGGACACAATCAGTACCTTCTTAACAGAACCTGTTTTCATAAGGTAGTCTGCCGCCCAGAGAGCTGACTGAGTTTTACCAGTGCCAATCTCGTTAAGCACCAGAGCCTTAGAGTTCATAGTTAGAAAGGCCGCAGTCATCTTCTGGTGTTCATATGGTGTAAACTGACCTACCCAATCGTAGTAATACAGGATAGGCGCAGGGGCTTGTATACCCAAGTTACGCAGAACCTTAACCTCATCCTGTCGATGCGGTGTAACAACCAAGTCCTTACCTTTGAAGTTGAGAACCTTGGCAGTTGGTATTGTGTCTAGCACCCTGTTTGGATTTGTCAGGTTAAGTGCTAGAGCCTTTGCTTGCTCGACCACTATCATCCTAGCCACTCCTTAATATAGTCACGCACCTCTTCAATCGTGGTGTCGTCATATACAAGAAAGCATTTGCCTCCTGCCATCTCAATCTCCTTCATAGCTTTTATCTGTAGGGGCGTAGGCTTCTTTGTTTTATCTGCCTTACACTCTATTCCCACAAACTTACCTCCTATACATGCAATCTTGTCGGGGATACCTGCTCTACCGAATGGCCCTGCTTGAGGGTTAAAGAACCAGACACCTTCTTGTTTAAGAACCTTGTCAAGTTTGCGCTTAATTTTTCCTTCTGGTGTATTAGACATTAAGTATACATACCTGTCAAGTTATATTTGTGCATAATCACACATGTTTTGTGCGGGGCAGAACCGACATAGACCACTTGGCTTAGCAGGCCAGTTGTCATGCTCCGCTGATTGGTAGATGCGGTTGATACGCTTGAGTAGTTCTTCCCACATCTTGTCTGCATCGCTACGCTTGTAGATTTCAGCATCCATCTTCATATCTTTCAGCCACACAAAAGTGCTTGTGACCTCATTGACATCAGGGAAGTGCTTGAATACTTGCAGTGCAAACATCTCTAACTGTGTAAAGTCTGGCCTACGCTTGCCTGTTTTCCAATCCATAACAATCGCTTGGTCTCCACGCACAACCAATACATCCAGTATAGATCTCAACCATGCGTCCTTCGCAAACCAACTTGTTCCTGTAAGGTTTTCAGTCAGTGTCATTTGGTGTTCGATAAACAGTTCGGCCTTTGGATTCTCTGCTAGCTTGTCAATAGCAAAGCATAACGCTTCGTACTTGTCTGTCTCTGGCGTAAGTTTCTCACCTTTGAGTCTAGCCTCCAGTGCTTCGTGGATACGCTCGCCATACTTACTGGCTTCGCCACCTTTATCTTGTATCTCTTTCGTTACACGCTGATGGTAGTAACGCTTCGGACAGTTCTCGTATAGCTTAATAGCTGAGAATGAATGTGCTAACTGCATCAAAACTCCATAGGTTTGTACCGTGAAGGCGGTATTCGCCACCCACGGTAAAGTTTACTTTGCATCACCATAGTTATACCCGACCCCAGACTCACAGGCAACAGGTAAGTCCTGTGCCCAGCGCGGCGGCTTCGACATTTGCCTCTCAACAAATTCCTGTGCGTGTGGCTTATCGCTTTCCAGGCAGGTGATGATTACTTCGTCATGTACTTGGAAAGCTACATGATATGACTGTCCGATAGATGCCATCTGCTCAGACACAACAATCCTAGCGAGGGCTTGGACTACATTCTCTGTAACCTTACCTCCATAGATGCGTGTCCAGTCTATGCTTACTTGCTCACCCGACATGACCCTAGACTTAGCTAGTTTCCTGTAGGTTCGTGCGTCTGCAATATACTCAAAGCCATCTGGTGTCTGGCGCAACGCATTATATTGTATGCGTAGGCCGTTCGGTAGTGTGATGCCAGTGCTGTCGTATGGTAGCAACTCAGTGATGTTGCCACTGCTTCCGTTCACCATACCTGTAAGCGCATGACCGCACCTCTGCCACAAAGAAACAATCTTGTGGTTCTTCTGGCGGTATAACCTGACAATACGTTGTGCTTCGTTCTCATCTATGTCAACAGAGATTCCGCCCTGCCCAAGTGCTAGCGTGTTACGGAACTTAACATGCCCCATACCATAACCTAGACCAAGGATACATGTCTTGCCTACGAACCGCTCAATCTTGTCAGCCTTAGTTACTTTCTTACCATATACCTCAGAGGCGAACTCACTATATACATCCCTCCCTTCACGGAACGCTTGTACCAAGTCCTGCTGTCCTGCAATGTAAGCAACCATACGCGCTTCAATCTGTGACGAATCGCAAGCAATCATTACTTCACCGATAGGTGCAGTCAGCGCACTCCGTATCGCTCCGTTGCGTGGTAGGTTCTGTAAGTTTAACTTATCGCCACCAGAGAATCTGCCTGTGTGTGCGCCATAGTAATTAAGCATGATTGGCAATGCGCCACGCTCCGCTACCTTCATAAGGTTTTCAGTGCGTGTCTCTTCGATTGTAGATTTAGTGCCAAGTCTAGCCGCTACTAGGTTCTGCACGCGAGGGTCAGGGTGTTCTAATAAACTGGTGAACTCCTTGTCAGTCTTGGCAAAGGCGTATGTCTCTTTGCCTGTACGCAGACTGGTTTTCATAGGCGGTTCTACGCCCACTGTGGATAATAGCTTTGAGAATATCTGGTTGGACATCAAGGCTTTCTTAACCTTGGCTTCGCTCAGACCATGCAGTGCCAAGTCTTGTATCAGCTTTTGCTTGTCTGCTTTGACCTTCTCTAGGTGTTCAGCGAGTAAGTCTGTATCTAGCTGTATCGTAGGCTGTGTGTACATCCGTATCGTCTGGTCAATGACCATCAACTCAGATACAGGGAAGCCCTTCTTTAATTCTTTGAACAGTTTATAGGTCAGTTCTACATCGTTGACGCAGTAAGCCGCATACCTGTCAAGCTCTTCTGGTGTGAAGTCCTTCAAGTGGCGGCCCATGTTGTTGAATACTTCATCGCCCTTCTGCCCGAATCCGTAGTGAGCAGTCAGGTTTTTCAGTGAACCCCCTACTGTGGCGTTGTGTAGAGGTCTTGCCATAGATAAAGTATCGAACCAGAACTTAGGCTTGATACCATATAACCATGACAAGATTGCTCCATCGAACGCGGCATTGTGGGCAAGTATCGCCTTGTCAGAATAGTCTAACGAGTTAAGAAACTTGCCCACATCTTTACCACTGTACCAATCAGTAGGAAAATCGTTCACCTTGACGCATACACCTATCACCTCAAAGCGAGGGTCACGAACATAGGCTTCTGTTGTCATCTTAGATAATGAGAACTGCCTGTCGTAGTAGGTTTCAAAGTCAATGGTTACGATATCCATACTACTTACCCCCTGCCAATTCACCTGCAAGGGCAATGTAACCTGCCGCATCACGATAATTGTCAATACGCTCTGGCTTCTGGTGTGACCTAGCTAACTTTAGAAGCGTCATCATTACAGGAATATCCTCGGGCTTGATGAAGTCTATTATCTGTAGGTGGGTATTCCAGTAAGCCGCAATCATCTCGGCGTTAGTTTGAAAGTCTCCGTGTTCTTCCTCCCTGTCGCCGTCAATCAATGCGCTAGCTTGTGACAACAACTTGACACGAGTGCGTTGTTTAGGTTGGGCCTCTGCATTAAAGACTTCTTGAGGTGTGCCAATCTTCTTACGCAAAGTGTACACAAGTTTAGTAGTGCAACCTACCTGAGTAGCTACCTCTTTCGCAGTAGCCGTGGGGTTTTTAATTAGGTAAGCCCACACTTTATCAGTCTTAGTCATTTTTCTTCTACCCATTTTAGTTATCTCCCTTTTCGTCTGGGTGTATAGTATAGCATGCCACACCTTTACCACAGTGTAAAGAATACTCATTAGCAATAGTGACAGCATCAGAGGCGTTAGCCCCCATAGCCATAGCCCCCATTGCATATTCTCTGCCATGCCCGAAAGCCATCGGTGCTTTCAACCTTACAGGGGAATATGTTTTCTCTCCTGAGAATACACACAACCCCTCATCGTCTATGACGATTAACTCTGCCATGTTTGGTGTTATATCCAAGGCAGTTTCCATACCGCTAGCGAACCAGTCGCGTAGTTGTATGATGTAACCAAGAGTACCAACCCCTGTGACTATGCAGATTTTACCAGTCGCCTTGTTGGTTATGTACCAAGCCTTCTCTGCCTCCCATTTCATAGAGCCATCGTTAGCCTGTTGGTCAGTACATAAAGTCTTACCATCCCATGCTATTACTGTCATACCCTAAGCCTCCTTACTGAACACACCGAACCGTCTACGCAGTTCGATACTCTGGTCATTACATACCTTGTCGAGAGACTTGAGTATGTCCTTACCTTCTGGCTTGGTAGCTTTGTAGTAGCCGAGGTCAGTTGTCTGAGCCAAGCCCATCAACAACTCCTGTGAGAACTCATTCTCACGAATAGAAGTCTCAAGTAAATCCATCCACTGCTTTGACTCCCACTGTGGCTGTCGCCAATCCCAACGGCTCTGCCCTTGTCGCTCTGCCCACATCTTGTCGATGATGCCATCGAAAGCATGAACTCTGACACGAGCCTTGATACCTTTCTTGAATGAGGCCAACGCTCTACGCCATTGCTTACGTTCGTCTGGCTTCTCAATCATCTTCACATCAGGTCTAGGGTTGAGGCATGTACCGTCCACGATGTCGAACTCAATTCCCTCAAAGAAGTAGGGTTGCTCCCGCATCACAGGGTTGTACTGCCTGTACATAGAGTAGTTGTGCATATGTGAGGTTGCGTCTTTCTCAGGGTCTGCGTTGTACCGCTTCTCCATCTCTGCAATCACAGTCTTACTGTGGGCTACACGATACAGCCCCTTACGGTGACGCATACAGGTGAAGGGTAGCCAACGATGTAGTGAGGACACTAGAGTCTGTGCATGAGATTGAAACACCTCGGGCGGTGCAACAAACGTGAACCTGTTGTCAGGTGACAAACGGCATAAGTCCGTTGAGCCATAACCTTGTATCTTGAACAGGAAGTCATCGCCTACCTTGAACATACGAAGCCAACCTGTGATAGGCTTACCCTTCTCAGGGTTACGCACCCTTGACCAGAGTGAGTTTGCTTGTTCGTGATTTAGAATGGTTCTGTCTTGTGGTTCTAACCAAGTCATTTAAGTCTCCCTATCGTGTCAGTTTTGAAAATGTTACAGCGGCAGTCATACTGTTAAGGTCAACGCCAACATCACTGGCATCTTTCTTAACTCGCTCGACTACTTTCTTATGTCGTTCCTTGGCTTCATCAGGAACTAAATCCCACAGTGCAGGCCATGCCTTGATAGCAGGGGCTAACGTAGAATATGTTTCCATGAGTTTATCCACACCCTCAAGGAAGGAAGCCTCTTTAGATTCCTGTTCAAATATCTTACGGACATACTCTTTGAACTCGGGGATAAGCCATGCCCAACGACTGTCGTTGTAGTCAGCCTTAGAGTTACGCCATTGGA